TGGTGGCGGTGGCATCGGCGGTATCTATCCTCCGATTATGCGTATGCGAGCAAGAAAGCAGGCACGATATTTGGCTACAGGTAAATCGTTTCAAACTTTGTGGCTTGGTCATTGGCATCAATACATTTCTACGCCGTCAATGATCGTGAACGGCAGCCTAAAAGGTTTTGACGAGTATGCGATGTTAATGGGTTTCGGTCACGAACAACCACAACAAGCGTTAGCGATTGTTACGCCTGAAAGAAATATCACGATTCAAGCACCCGTGTTTTGTTTAGATCGTAAGAAAGAAGGCTGGTGATGGCTTCAGTTGTGTATGTGAAGTGGCACGATGCTCACGCTGTAGCACCGTCTTGGGTTGCGCTTGATGACATTGTTAATGAGCCTGCGATAGTTGAATCTGTTGGTTGGCTTGTCCCGAATGCGATTGCTGACCATATTGTTTTGGCACAGTCTGTTCTCGGTGATGAGGGCGACCACATTCTTGCTATCCCTGTTGGTATGGTTCGTGAGATGAGAACTTTGTTTTCAGATTTGTTACAGTAAAAAGTTGTGCGAGGCGTTCTCCTTCTCCGCCTGCGCATACGGGTTGAGCAGACCAGCCTTTCGGGGCTGGTTCTGTTCCCCGTGTCCTGCAAACCGAGCCAGTCAAGGATTATAAAAGTTTTGTTTCAGGGCTTGTTTTGTGTAAACTGAAGTCATCAAGTTCAAGAGGAGGACATGATGGAATTAACAACAGCGTCAGAAGAATTATTGCGAAGAATTATCGCAGCATCAAATTGTGACGGTAGCGATGGTGTTTGGGCTGACTGGTTAGACAAGCCACTTACAAAGAAAGATCGTGGCAACCTTTCTGACCTGATCAAGAAAAATTTGATCACAGTAAATGATTACATGGGTGCTACTTACTACACAGTGACACCAGCAGGAATTAAACAGGTGGCAAAATGAAAACTAAATTAACTTGTCAGTGCCAAGTGTGTGGCGAACAGTTCAAAAACATTACTGATCATATGTTGCACTACATGAAAACACACGATGAGGGTTACAAAGAACACAAACAACGCCGTCAGCAAACTGTTACTTGCGGTGCTTGTTACCGAGAAATGAAACCGCCAGTGCTTGTATGCGAATGCGGTCATAAACATTGGTCAATAAAACAATAAGAAACAAAGTTCAAGAGGAGGACTTATGGTGAAACAAATTAGGTGGAAGTGTGGACAATGCGGTAATGGTTTATTAGCGCCGTCAAGACCACGCAAGAACGATGTGAGGCGATATTGCTTGCCTTGTTCAGCGAAACGGGGAACACTTGTTGAGCGGATAGCGCCAGCGTTACAAAAAAAATCTGAACGGAAACAAATACAGCGCAAACAACTTGTTGCGAAACGCAGAGAGCGTGTTGCCTTATCACCTAAAACTTATGAGAATAATTACAGAAAGTATTTGACTAAGTATTCAAATGGTTGGCACATTCAATCAGAGGCAGAAAAGATTTGGAAGTTGTTTGAGCCATACCATAACGGAAAACCAATGCCGACCATAAAAATATGGTTCAACAAAATGGAATTTGATTACACAGAAGCGAAACAATCAGGCGATCCGAACGATGTCAAGGTTTGGAAATACCCAAGAGGCAGTCTGGGTCACGCCGAATATTGGTCAAATGAAATAATGTTGAAAACTTCTTGCAGTTGGAAAACCCTTGCTCACGAACTGTGCCACATGGCGGTCAGAAGTAGGTATAAAGATGGTCGTCGTAAAGCGCACGATGAAGTGTTTTACAAAGCGTTGAAAGATGTTTGTGAGCGCAGATGGAAGAAACGAATATCGTTCCACGAAGTAACAAAATATGGTTACGCAGTTGATTACATCATTGAAAAACAAATAGAACCAGAAGTAAGTGCGTGGGTTAAACAACAGGCTGATAAGAACAAACATAAGAAACCAATACCACTACACATCACCAAAAGAGAGGAAGCATAATGAAATCAAAAGAACAAGAAATCAACCTGATAAGAGAAGTAATTGAGTTCGGTGATTACTACTTAATCAAAGTAATTAACGGACATAAAGATTATGACGGGCAGGTAGTAGGCATAAACGAGGACAGCCTTGTTATTGAATACTGGAATGTTGTCAAAGGTAACTTGTCTGAAACTGAAATCAAGTTCTCAGATATTGAAGAAATCTGGGCTTTGGACGAAATGGTTTGGGGTTGAACATCGGCAAACAACCCTGTAACACCCTTGAGCCACAATGAAATCAACATAAACTAACAAGGAAAGAAGGACTGAGATGGAACGAATACCAAAACCGAAACACGGAAGCAAAGAATGGCTGATGGAAAGGTGGCGTGACGATCAGGGTTGTTGCGTGTTTGGCGCTTCTGACATACCTGCGTTGATGAATGCTTCGCCATACAAGACTAGAGCCGAATTGTTCGCAGATAAGATCAATGAACCACAACCGCAAGTAGAGACAGCGATATTTAGGCGTGGTAATTTGCTTGAGAAGCCGTTGCTTGAAGCAGCAGCAGATTTCTTGAATTATGATATTTACACGCCTGATTGTATGTATCGTGACGGCAGGCTGACAGTTACGCTTGATGGCGTTGATAATTCAATTCAGCCTGAATACATTGTTGAAGCGAAAACAACTACACGCTATTCAATCTATGACGAAAATGATTTGCCGATTGAATGGCTTTGGCAAGGTTGGGCGCAGCAGGCTGTGCTTGAATGCTCTAATGTTTGGTTCTCGGTGCTTGACCGTGATTTGCGCATCAGTGTTGTGCCTTTGCCTAAGAATGAAACAGCGATTGATGCTTTACGGCTAGAGGCACAAATCTTTGGTGATTGGGTTGATAACAACACGCCACCACTTGATGAGATCAATAACTTCAGCGCCGATGATATCGCCCGTATATGGCGAGCAACACCAACAATGGTTGAGTTAGATGCGACAGCAGCGCAGTTAGTTATTGATCTTGAAAAGGCACGGGCAACTTCAAAAGAAGCGAATGACGCTGAAGCACGAATCAAAGATGCTCTCGCCCAGATGATGTTGAACCACGAGATAGGAATGTTCAATGGGCAGAAAATTGTTTCGTGGACTCAGCAGGCAGGTAAAACAGCGTTAGATACAGCGAGGCTTCGTGCCGACCACCCAGAGTTAATTAAGCAATATGAAAAACAAGGTAATCCATACCGTGTGATGAGAACACACAGAAAGAAGGTTAAGTAATGAGTAATGAAACAGAAGCACTACTGCTTAAAGCAGTGTTAGAGCAATACGCAACACCCGACCCGAAAATTGTCGGTACGATACCACGCAACGGAATCAATCTTGCCTATGTGAGCCACGCAGAAATCACTCGCATATTGATTGAGATTGACCCGATGTGGAATTGGCAACCTGTTGCTTGGGTTGATGGCAGACCAGCAATACACGAAGCAAACGGTATGGCAACAATGTGGGGGACACTCACTTTGTTAGGTAAATCGCTTGTCGGTGTTGGTTCAGTGCGGTCAGATAAACCTGATCTTGATAAAGAACTTGTTGGCGACTTCTTACGGAACGCAGCGATGCGTTTCGGTATTTGTTTGGCGCTTTGGTCTAAACAAGATTGGGAAGCCCCAAAAAACAATGTAAGTAGCGTTTATACGAGTTATCCGATGAGCCATGTTGAGGCTGAAAAGAGTAAACAGGCGCACCCAGCGAATGTTCAGCCAAAAAACAGCGTCTCAGATGCTCTCAGCGATGCCGAAATTGAACAAGCCTTCACAACACCCCCGAAATCCACAGCGAAGATAGGCAGCCTAATCTCAGATAAGCAGAAAGGTTTGGTGTCATCGCTTGTGAAGGAAGTCGCTGATGGTGATGTGAAACCTATTATCAAAACTTTGTTCAGCAAAGAAAATTTGAACACGCTCACCACTAAAGAAGGTTCTGATTTAATCAAGCACCTCATGGATATGAGGAAGAAGTCATCTGATGAACAACCCTTCTGAAGAATTACAGATGGCTTACGAGTTTGCGATCGGTGTCTTGATTGACTGCGCCCGAAAAGTTGTGGTCTTTGACGGCACTGACCGTAAATCGTTAGATGATTTGCGTGACGCTGTTTTCAAGTTCGGTGAAGTAAACGATTTGATTGCGAGGTTTTATAGTGAGTCGTGAACATTGGTCGGAAGACGCAGCGTGTCGGGGTAAGAAAGCAACTATATTCTTCCCTGACCACAGGACTTTGAACGAGCATCGTTACGATGAAGCGTTAGCGATCTGCGCTAATTGTCCTGTGCGCCAAGACTGCCTTGATATGGTTATCGTGTTAGAGGACACTGATGACCGTTGGGGTGTTTTCGGTGGTATGACACCGCCCCAGCGAGCGAAGTTGCGTAAAGAGTTAAAGGAGTTGGTGAAATGAATGCGAAACTTTGTGCCTGTTTAGTTAAGCGTGTTCTACCACGGAAACCCTTTTGTGGTGAGAAGATAGATGACGCTGATGAGGATTGAGGAACGCAAAGGCGATTGTCAAGGCAATCGTGATAAATGCAAACTACTTGATTGCCCGAAGTTCGGCACTCTTGGCAGACCGTCACGAGATGGCAGCAGGCGTGTCAAAGGTTGCGCTGACCCTACAGCACGAGGTAAACGGTCACGCACTAAAGGATTAAGCAAACAGCGTGTCGCCCGTAAGCGTCTTGGTGTAGCGCCATCAAATAAGTTCGGTGACGGCAACGAGGAACGCTGGCAAGATGTTCTGTTTGCTAATGAAGTCAAAGCGGGTAAACAAATAGGCGCTGCTGTTACGGCGTGGAATCGTATAGAGGCTCAGGTGCGTTCTAATGAGGCTGATTACGGTTCTAGGCGTAAACCTACACGGGCGATCCTGATGCCTGATGATTGGGGCAGCGAAGGTTTAGTGATGATAAGGCTCAGCACTTGGGAAGAATTGGTGCGTCCTGCGATGCACGAATTTTATGAAGGTAATGCAAGTGAATAAACCTTTC